CTCCGCGACGGCGAGTTGCCCTGCTATGGGTTCTGACCTTGCTTCAAAGTACACATTGAGCGCAAGACATAGTAATGCTGTTTCTATCATGTTTTCTCCTTTTATAAAAACGCCAATTGTGTTGGGAAGTTGGCACTTGTGTCGTGCTGAATTTCAACGACCTTCATGTTAGTGCATTGTTTTGGAACTGACCTGCGGTTTATTTTCGGTGACCAATTCTGGGTTGAGCGTTCGCTCGACCAACGTTATAAGAATGTCGGACGCCATGTCCTTGTCCTGTGTGTGTTTAAGAACTTCAAAGATAAGAACGGACAGGCAGGCGCTGACCGCGGGACCGAAATCAACGTCGTCGCGATTTAGTTCACTAACCAAGGCGAGTGTGCGTTCAACACCCTCCTCAAACGAGCTTTGTTCTTTTTTAAAATCTCTCATGCGTACCTTATATCTCCTTTTTTGGATTTTTCATATATTTATTTATGTAAGACGGTTTTAAATCTCCATCCTCATCGTGAGCATCGACAACACGAATAAAACTTTTCATGCTGTACCATACTCCATCTTCTGGTAGTTCTAACCGTTCCTTATCTTCATCTGTAAAGAAGCCTGCTTCGTCATATTCAACCCAATCGTTAGAATTTGAGTAGTAGGCTGCCCCGTCCCAAATATGTCCTATGACCCATTTAAATTTTAAATCCATTTATGCCTCCTTATATTTTAAAACGTAATCATTATAAATGCGTCCGACTTTTTCGTTACCGCGTCGGTGCGGTTTGACGTACACTTTCATTCCTGTTTGTTTATAATAACGAAAGTGACCACGAACGTCGTGTTCTCGTTTTGGTGTACCCATATCACTTGTAAACGGTTTCGTTCCGCGGATTTCCTGACCTTTATGTTTTGGTAGGTTTATTTCAATGGTTTGATGTTCGACTATTGGAATACTATGCCCACGAATTGTCTTACGTCTTGCTTTGTTTTTAGAGGGTTCTGTCTTAGACGTAACAATCCAATCGTAATTTATTAATTTACAAACTTGACAAGCATAATTTGTCATAAAATCTAAAGCGTCTTCATAAACTTTTATATTTTTTGCATAAGAGTCTAATAGTTCTATGTTAAAAATATCTATAAGATGTTTTTTTGGTTTTATAAATATAAGGTGTTCTTTATTTTTAGATAAAAAATCAACGTAGGAAACACTTTTTAAAATCTCTGGTTTAGTTTTATGCAGTGGATAATAAAATACTTTAAAAATATAAGTTAATTCTTTTGTCGGATCTCTTTTAATCCAAACGCCCGTTTGTTTTATACCTGCATTGTTCTTTGTAAACAGTTCTGACTGCGGTTCTATAAACATATTATCAAAACAAGGCAGATAACTGTCGATGTTTTTAAAATCACTTTCAATACGATTTACTGAAAGAGCTCCATCTAAAACATATTTGTTTAAATCTTCCCTAACAACAAACCGCTTTGCTCTGAAGAACTCTTGTTTCATGTTTTTTACAATTTGATAAGCACGTTTTTCCCCTTTACGAAAACCACTTAAAAGTTTATCGGGAACCGATAGGGCTGCCATAATCTCGTCAGCAAAGGTTGGCTGTTTTTTATTAACTATATCCAGAGCTTTTCTCATATTAGCTATACCTATATCGGTAAGATCTAATTCAATGTTTCCTGTTTCTGGATTTTTAGTAATAATATCGCCCATACCCGCAAGCCTTGAGGATGTGTTAATCTCCCCTATTTCTTCTGCACGGTAGCCACGGGAACCTTTCTTTCGTCCAAAGTTCCCGTCGGCCTGATTTCCATATCTACTACTGGTAAACTTAGATGTTTTCTTAACCATAGCTACCTAATTGCACCTCCTTTTAACATGTAAGAACTTGAGGGTTATCAACACCTAAAACTCTTTCAAGAGGTCTTGACTCATAATTTTTTTTAAAATGTTTAAAGAATTTCTCTGAATCAATAAAATAAGAATTACGTTCTTTTGAATAACTAATTAAATTTTTGTTTTTATTAAGTTTCCAAAAACAAGTGTTAATCCTACCAATCAATCCATTTAACCCACGAATATTTATATTTAATTGTTTCGCCATGTCATCTCTATCAAGTATACATGATGGAGACTTAGGATAAGCAACTTGAAACTTATAAATAAATTGTAAAACATCTAAAGATTTTTTACTGCATCTACAAAAAGCTTTTTTCCAAGTATCTTTATTTGTTTTTCTAGGAATACCCTTATCAGAACGGGTCTTTCTTCCTTGGACAGAAGAACAATCCTCAAGTCTTATATTTAAAATAGCTAGAAACAACCGCATGGCTTCATCGTTATTAGGAGCCATATCAAATGTAAAATCCGTTGCAAATTGAATTAAAACTTTTGCATAATCACACGACGAAATGTTTTTATCTTCGTTGTGAATTTGCTCTGTTACGTCCAATAGTTTTTGATACATAAATTGATAGTTCATTTTTATCTCCGTTGTTCGTGGTTAAAAGCACCGTTTGGGCTTCGATGGAATCAGTTGTATGCGATAATAGGAATCATGTCAATAGATAAATAAAAACCCCGTGCAGGCAATGAATAAACTGCACGGGGTTCCAACTACGGAGACCTATTTCATATCAGACTATATAAGAATGTCAAGGATTATTTAGGTCATTTCGTCCAAAAAAGTTAACAAAATGTATATCTTTCTTTATTTTCTTGTCAAAGTAGTACCACGATGCGTTGTCTTTGCCTTGTGATTTACTGTCGGGTATCCATTTAACACGGCCCACAGCCACGACCTTTTTTAAAAGATGGAGATAAGGCTCTGACTGCAAAGTAAAGAGCCAGTCGGCGTCAAACAGGAGCCACGTTGGTCTCAGGGCCGTGAAATGCGGTATCATTTCGTGCAGGATGGATCGCTCCCACGGCGGGTTGGTTATAATAAACTGTCCGTTACAATCTGATTCGGTTAGATCCAAGGCGTTCTTTGTGGAAATGTCGTTTCGTCTGGGTTCTATATCACAAGCCGCTGTACAGGCAAGCCCACGCTCTTCCAGAATATCAATAAGAGAGCCGTCCCCTGCGCAGGGCTCAATAAACGTGCAACTTGGATTGGGACTAAAACGCTTAATATAAGGAATAACAGGTAAGACGGCCTTTAACGGCGTTGGATAAAAATCCCGCTCCTTGCGTTCAAAATTAGATCGTTTACCCATTATTTTTTATTTTTTTCATTGTACGGCGCGTTGACGTCCATAAAAACTTTAAACATAACACGAAGTTGTCCCGATATGGTTCGTCCTTCGCTAACAGACATTTTTTTTATCTGTTCATAAATTTCTTTTGGGACTAAAACGCTCTTCCATTTCTCTGTATCCATAAGAATCTCCACTATTTTCTGGGACTATATGCGATTTTATTCAAGAATGCAAGAAAAAACCTCGCTTTTAGCGAGGTTAGTTTGGGAGAGACAAAACATGATTTACTTCGATTGGCCCCAAGAAGCGCCAACTTCAACGTCGCACTTATTGGGTATAACTAAGTTTACCGCATTTTCCATAATTGTCGAATACTTTTTTGCCTCATTCATATCTTTTACGGATAAGGCTATCTCATCGTGAATTTGAATAAGCGGGACCTTACCTGTTGCATAAATGTCAACCATGGCTCTTTTTGTCATGTCAGCTGCCGACGCCTGTATTAGACGGTTTAACGCTTTATAGGCGTAAGCACGGCGCAAACGAGTTGTATCGCCATACTCCTTGACCGCTTCTTTATAGGGTAACGCCTTATTCATATCAAAAGAAACGGGCTCCCAAAGATCAAAACGGCATTTGCGTCCCAAAATAGACCGTATGGAACCGCTACTGTCCTTTTCATTCAGTCTGTTTGTTACACCTCTCATCAACATTTTAACAAACGGAACGCGAGAGTGATACTGTTTCACCAACTCCTTTGCATCCTCAACGGGTATATCCAGTTGATCGGAAAGCTTGTTAACGCCCATACCGTACATCATGCCCAAGTTTATTGTCTTAGCCTGCTTGCGGTCAATCTTTGCCATCTTGGCAACCATGGTATGAAAGTCCATCTTTGGATCGTTCTTGTATCCGTCTACAAACTCTGTCACGCCCTGTAGTCTGTTCTTAATGGCCTCGCCGTAGGCATGAGCATAATGAACCAAGATCCGCGGTTCTTGTTGCGAGAAATCTATAGCAGCCCACTTGTCCCCCTCTTCGGGTAGAAACAACGAACGTATCATAGGTCCCAACACGGGATCGCGGGCCGGTATTTGTTGTAGGTTGGGATTGGACATGGAGATACGACCCGATACGGTTCCCCCGTCGTCCGACCGTATTTGATTAATGTGACTGTGAATACGCCCGTCCCGCCCTGTATGGCGCATAATTGTATTAATAAACGTGCCGTGCGTTTTATTAAGATTGCGGGCTTTCACAATAAGACGAGGTAGTTTGTCTTCATGCTCCGCCAGAAAACCCTTGGTAAAGGACGGCTGTCCCTTTTCTGTTTTAGGGTAAGCTATGCTCATTTTATCGAACGCTTTGGATAAAGACTGGGCTGCCCAGATTTCAACCTCCATGTTGGTCATACGTTTGATTTCAGACAACACATCTTTTTCTTCTTTAATAAGCGCCACTCTGGTTTTTTCAACGGCGTCCATATCAACACGAACACCCGTCCATGTCATGTCAATCAGGCAGGGCAGAAGCTCCAATTCCAAGTTGGCAATAGGCCAGAGGTCCTCTTTACCCAGTAACGTTTTGAAGTATGTCCACAACTCTAACGTAAGCACCGCATCTGTTTCAGCGTAGGGACCAACGTGCATGGCAGGAAGTTTCCATAGCTCTGCTTTCGGATCGACGCCAAAGTCACGGGCAGCCTCGACAAGCGACTTTTCTGACTTGGTTTTATTAAGATGATCGTAAGATAAAGCGTTAAGACTGTAACTAAATCTATTCTCGTCAAGCAGGGATGCAATCACCATCGTATCGACAATACGTCCGTTAATTTTAAAACCCATGCGCCGTATCCAACCCGCATCGTACTGGGCATTGTGCATAATCTTGTCGGCGTCGCATTCAAAAACCCTTTTGAGCCACTTATCAACAATACGCTCGTCGAGATTTCCGCCACCAAGGTGACGAATGGGGATGTATCCAGACCAATCGGCGGTGGCGATAGCATAACCCACCACTTGACCGTCGGATCGCGACCAACCCGGTCCCAAGGTTTTAAGGTTCGGGTCCTTTGTTTCAACGTCAATTGCAATTTCTTTTGCCTCCCAAAGTGGGGGAAGTTCCGCAGGCGGAACCCATTCCGACTTCGGAGGAAACATTGCCATTTGTAGGGACATTACATAATCCTCCGATACTCAACGGGAATATCATTTACTTTTGCAAGATTAATAGCCAATTGCATTCCATAGGAAATTCCAAAGTCTTGATAAACTGCAATAAGTTCGGCAAACTTATGCCACTCAAAGGAGGTTGTTAATCCCTTCGATCTTCCCTTATCATTGTCTTCGTCCAAAACCTGAGTATACAACAAATGAAAGACCAAGGGAGCTTCCCCCCGATCTAAGCTGTCTTTCAAGCACTTTTGGGCATACTTTGTATTGTATTTAATATCTCCTTTGAAAGGAGATTCAATAATTACTCTCATAACTTTACCTCTTCTTTGGAGGTAAATTCTCCACCAAGGGATGAGTACCCACATTTATCAATCCAAGAATCTTGGTGTTCAATAGTATTTAATAATCGGGCACTTTTAACCCAGTCCATCATTAAAATAACATGACCTTCTGTAAGATATCCATGACTTGCCATGGCTCCCTTTACAATGCAATTCCAACCATCTGCAATACGCTCATGGTTTAATAAAGCATCTCCGTAGTCTTTGTGACGATCTCCGTTTACTAATTCTTCTGCTTTTTGTAAAATTTCTGCTCGTTTCATAAATCGTAACTCCTATCTGCCTGTTCTGCGTCAACTATATATAATTTATCTTTAGTTCTTGTGACTCCGACGTAAAAAACCCTGTGCATATCGTCAGGGTTTATCCTCATATCCTCTTCAGCTGCGGGAGATAAATCTGTAAACAACACAACGTTGTCCGCTTCTCCTCCCTTTGCCCCGTGGATCGTGGATACCGTAATGCGGGGCGGTTTATTAAAATCCTCGCCCTTGCGTAATAATTTTAAAATGTAGGCCCTGTCCAGTTCGGGCAGTTTATCCATAGCGTCAAACCATTCCATATTTTCTGTAGCTAAAAGACCGCATCTTTCCTGCAAGACCGACAATGTCATAAATTCATCGTCCAGTACACCCGTGAGCTTTTTAAAGCCACGCTTTACGCGGGTATTGAGCGACATATAACTGTAAATCTTCTTCGCAACTTCACCAGACACTTCGTCTCCTGCTCTAAGGCGGTTCCAACCGTTTACAGCGGTGGTAATGCTTTGAGATATGCTTCGATGCCCACGATAAGTAAACAGATAGCCCAGACCCCTTAAATCGGCTGTGACAGGATTAAGCGTATAGCCTGCCTGAGACATAATGAGCCAAGAGCCGTCGTCCATGGTAATTGAATTAACAGAATCTATGCGTGAAACCACGCCCAGAGTGTCCCTCGCTTTGTACTTCTTTGGAAATCGGCGGTGTATACGCCGTGCAACTTTTTCCGCTAGAAAATGTATGGCTTTGGGTACACGGTGGGACTGAGACAGGGTTTCGCTCGACCCGTCCAGATTTATAAAAGCGTCAACGTCGGCGCCTGCCCAACGGTATATGGCTTGATCGTCATCGCCGGCTGCGTACATCTTTTGTGATTTGGCGTCCAATATGTGGGCAATGTCCCACTGTAACGGAGACAAGTCCTGCGCCTCGTCCAGAAAGGTCAGCGAAAAGCGGGGACAGTTCTCTTCAGCATTTTGTATAAACGCATCAAGCATATCCGTAAAATCAAAAAGACGGTACGATTTTTTATATTCTTTGAGGCATTTGTCTACATAGTTGACGGTATTCCAATCGTATTCAATACGGCTTTCGTTATATTGCTCCCGTAAATCCACTTTCCGAAGACGGGCAAGGTTAATCAAACCTAAGATTGGATCGCTGTTTGATGAAAGGTCTGTTATATCTTCTGAAAAATCTGTTTTTGTCTGGGTCTGCAAGGCAACACCCATGGAGTGAGATAATTCTTTGTAGTTTTCGGGTTGCATAATCTGGTCTTTTTGTATGTCCGACATTTGCAAAGCAAGACTATGCAGGGTGCGAAAGTAAGGAAGGTCATTCTTTGGATCAAGCTTAAACCGCTCGACCGCACGTTCTTTGGCTTCGTTGGCTGCCTTCCTAGTAAAGGCAAGGAAAGCTATGGTGTTGGACGGAACGCCCCTTTCCAAGGCGTCGTCCACCATGTTTAACAGCGTTGTTGTTTTGCCCGTCCCCGGTGGTCCAAATATTCTAAACATGAGTATAGTTTCTTTTCCATCTTTCTACGATATCCTTTAAAAATTTAATTTTTTGACCTTTAAAAGACAACGCCTCTATTAATTCTAAAAGAGATTTAATACTTAGATTACGACAGGTAGACAATTCTGCCTTTGTAACGGTAGAGAGAAACTCATCAATCGGTAAATCATAATAATCTTTTCGTTTAAGAAACGTAATCAAACGTTTGGAAAGCATAAGATCACTCATAACTTCGGGGGTCTTATTATTTAAAACGTTTTCATAGCCTTTGTTTTTTAATCGTTTGACGATGGTATGGACACATTGTCGAGACATATTATACTCTTCACCAATGGCTCTGAGAGTCATCCCAAAGCGCGTCCTCTTTACATAGATATCGTAGTTTCTACTCGACTCGTTGCTCATCGTCTATTTCCTCCATTGTTCTCTTCCAGACAAAAATTGGGGTTGTTTCTCCAACCCATGCTCCCAAAGTATTAAACTCGAAAAACTCTCTGGCTTCCTCAAATTCAATCCCGTCTCTTTCTACCATGATTTTTATGCATTTCTGTGCGTCGTAAACAATTATGTCCTCCTGCCCGCACCTCTGTCCAATGCCAATCACGGCATCATCAAATCCATCTGCTTTTAACATTAAAATGGTATCTCCTGTTCTTTACCAAAGTCGGGTGGAGAAAGGTCTACATCTGCATTTTCAAAAGCAGGAATAGACCAAACCCGCACCGCCCTTCCTTTAATTTTTAAAACGACACTCTCCCCGTTTATATCGCGCAGTCTTTGCGCTATCTTGTGGCTCTTATATTCAAAGAATTTGTTCTTCTTTAAGAAGCCCTCAAAATCTCGTAATCGAAAATACGTCAGGTTGCTGTCTTCGCAGGTCCATGGGCGACGAAGCAGGATCTCTTCTTTGTCCTGCGCTTGTTGCAGATGACGGCAAAACTCTTCCAAGTAATCATAAAACTGTCCGCTTGTACTTGCATCAAC